AGATGGCTGATACAATTAATGAGAGGTTTAATGTTGGAGCATATAACGCAAAAAGATTAATATCCACCGAAAGTGATTTTATTAGTAATGCTTTAGATATGGAGGCATATCGAGAAGCTGATATTGAGATAGTTCGTTTTTGTGCTGTACATGACATGAAGACATCAAAAATATGTCAACGCCACGATAGAACGACCATTCCTCTCAATAAAGCTATTCAGGGCGTAAATATTCCGCCAATGCATCCAAACTGTAGGTCATCAATCGAACCAGTTATCAGTAAAGCAATTGAAGCTAAGATGAAGCGACGTGTACGTGATCCAGTAACTGGTAAGGATAAAATAATAAGTGCTAATCAAAATTATCAGGAATGGCTCAGAAAACTACAAAAAGAGCATGGAAAAGATACAATCGAAATGTTTAGAAAAAAAGTATTACAAAAAAATTAAATTATATAGTTTTATACCGACAAATAGTCGGTTTTTATTTTGCATGGAGGGAGTTGTTAAAAGATGTCACAAGGCTTAAGACCACATTATCATCAGGAATTTGAATATCGTAGTGAACAATACTATGACAGGAAAAGACATTGCATTGTTAAAAAAATACAATATATGTGTATGATTTGTGGACGAATTAGACATGAAAAATACGATTGTTATTTACCACCGCCTAAAGATAAAAGCAAAGTATTAGAGAAAAATAAAAGAAAATTTGGAGGGAGGTAGAAATAATTGGCAAAATTAAAAATTGTAAAAAATATGATTGATAAAAATACTAATATTCCATATAGGAAAGATATGCTCATAACAGTTGTTGATGCTAAACGTGTTAAGGAGTTAATTGATGCTGGGGTAGCAGTAGAAATAAAAGAAACATCCAAGAATTAGACAAGTAAGGACTTGTCTTTTTATTTGTCCAAAAACTTATGACATTAAAAGATGGGATAGTCTTACGGACTTTAAATGGAGGAGTTTATGAATATAAACAAAGCAAATAAAGATAATTTTAAATTTTCATTGAATCTTCAGCTTTTTGCAGATGATCCATCTAATCCAGAAGAATCAGAGGAACCTGAAAATCCTGATGATAAACCTGATGATCCTAATCCAGAGGTTAAAACATTTACTCAAGAAGAAGTCGATAAAATTGTTCAAGGAAGACTTGCTAAAGAGCGTAAGTCATGGGAAAGGCATCTGGAAGAACAAAAGACAGAAGCTGAAAAACTAGCTAATATGTCTGAAAAGGAAAAAAAAGCATACCAGGAGAAAAAAAGAATTGAAGATTTAGATGCAAGAGAAGCAGAAATTACAAAGAGAGAATTGACTGCACAGGCCAAAATTCAGTTAGCTGATAAAGGAATTCCAACTGAATTAGCTGAAATCTTAAACTTTAAAGACGCTGAATCTTGCAAAAAGTCAATTGAAATTGTTGAAAAGGCTTTTCAGCAGGCTGTGGCTAAAGCTGTAGATGAAAAAATAAAAGGTGGTAAACCTATGAAAAAAGCACCATCATCAGCAGAAATCACTCTTGATTCATTGAAAACAATGAGCCCTGATGAAATCAATAAAAATTGGGATGATGTACAGAAATTACTGTCATCAAATAAATAGAAAGTAGAGGTATATTATGTCAGTAGAAAACTTTATTCCAACATTATGGAGTGCACGTCTTTTACGTCACTTGGATAAAAGACATGTGTATTTAAATTTATTAAATCGTGACTATGAAGGAGAAATCAAAAATTTTGGTGATACTGTAAAAGTAAACCAAATTGGGGAAGTTACTATTAAAGACTATGAAAAAGGTGCGGATATCGAAGCGCCTGAAGATCTATCTGGTGAACAACAAGAATTAAAGATTGATCAGGCAAAATATTTTAACTTTTCCGTTGATGATGTAGACAATGCTCAAACAAATCCTAAATTAATGGATAAAGCAATGGAGAGAGCAGCATATGCTATGAATGATGTGGTTGATGCATTTGCAGCTAACTTGTTAGCAATTAATGTTCATGCCGATAATAAGATTGGTGATGATACAACACCAAAAGTTCCGGATAAAACTAATGCATACGATTATTTAGTTGATCTAGGTGTCAAGTTAACAGAAGCAAATGTTCCAACTGTTGGTAGATGGGTAGTTATCCCTGCTTGGTATCATGGCTTATTATTAAAAGATAATCGTTTCGTTGGTAATGGTACTGATTACAACAAAGCAATCTTAGAGGGTGGAGAAGTTGGTAAAGGCGCAGGATTTACAGTTTATGTTTCTAACAACGTCCCAAATACTACTAAAACAAAATATAAAATCATTGCAGGTACAGAAGAGGCCGGATCATATGCAGAACAGATTTTAAAAACAGAAGCATATAGACCAGAAAAACGTTTTTCTGATGCAGTTAAAGGGCTTCATGTTTATGGTGCAAAAATATTTCAGTCTAAGTGTATTGCAGTATTAACTGCGAATCCACCTGCAGCATAATAGGAGGAAAATTAAATGGCATTTATTTATAATATTAAAAATAAGGTTATGACAGAATGTTTAAATAAAGATGTAATTAAAATATGCGAAAAAGATCCATTAAATTATTTAGTTAGTGATAAACTTGATGAACTTAAATCTAAAATTACTGAAACTAATGAAATTAATGGAGCTGATGACGCAAATAAAGGTATAAAAACTCCATTATCGAAGATGAAATTAGAGGAGCTTAAAGCAGTAGCTGAAAAAATTGGTATTACTGCTGACGGACTAACACGAGATGAATTAATTAAAATTATTAAAGATAGTCGTGGTGATTAGCTATGTCTATTGAAGATACATTTAAAACTTTAACAGGTGAAACAGATGATAAAACTGTTTTTCTTTTTCTTGATGAGGCTGAGAAAACAATTCTTGAGCAGACAAATCGTCCAAAAATGATAAAGGATTTAGAACATTTTAAAATGGATTTAGCGGTTGCAAGATATGAACGGAATGGGGAATCAGGAGAATCAAGTCATAGTGAGGGCGGTGTTTCAAGAACATATCGTTCTGAAAAAGAAATACTTTCAGGTATTGAAAAATATAGATTATCTGCACTTGCTAGGAGAATAATTGATGCTAAAAAGGAAACTTAAAGAATTCAAATTAAGGAAAAGTGTTGTAAGAAAAGATGCTGAAAGAAATGTATTTTTAGAATACCTTGAGCCAGTAACAGATAAAGCAGTGATATGGCCTGCAGGTGGCAAAGTACAGTCGGAACTGTATGGATTGAGAGTACCGTACATAATGAATATGAATTATTATGGTAATTTAGAAATTGCTGAAAATGATGGTATATGTATTGATTCTGATAAACCTAATTATAAGGTTATTTCTATACGGGAATATACTAAATTCAAACTAATAGAGATAGAAAAAATAAAATGACAGTTAAAAATAACAAAATTCTAATTGCTAAATTATCAAAGGTATCTGCTGAGATGCAGGAAGAAATCTTAAAAAAAGCCGTCAAACGTGGCGGCTTGCTTGTGCAAAAACAGGCAAGGTTGCTGGTTAATTCAAAATCAGGGAATTTGAGCAGGATGATAAAAGAAAAAACAGTATCAGACAAAAACGGTGCAAGCAGTACGGTATATACAAAACTTGATTATGGTATTTTTTATGAATTAGGAACGGGACCAAATGGTCAAAAAGACCATCAGGGAATATCGCCAAATATTAATCCAAAATATTCTCAAACAGGATGGATGATACCTGGTGATGCAATGACTGTTGAAGAAGCTGAAGCGTATGGATTAGGGATAGTTGAAAGAAACGGTGAGGCAATAGGATATCTTACAAATGGTATGCCCGCCCGTCCTTATCTTTATCCTGCAGTACACGATCAAGAAAAAGATATCACAAAAGAAATAAATAAATACATTAGAAAGGAAATAGTTAAGGTAATGAAGAGATGATAAATGTAAAAGATAAACTTGTAAATGAACTGGAAAAAGTTGTTAATAATGTTAGCGATACATATCCGCAAAGTTTTCAGACGATGCCAGCAGTTTCTTATTGTGAAGAAAATAATAGTGTCTATGAAGAAACAGATGAGGGAGAAGCATCATCGCTTATTCGTTTTAGGATAGATATATGGGACAACGTAAGTACTTCACAAACTGCAGTAAAAATTGATGAAGTTATTTCAAAATTCGGTTTCAAACGCATTGCATGTTCAGATGTTGGCGAACCAACAGGTATAAAGCATAAATTAATGAGATATGAAGCAGTAATTGATATAGATCAATCTGCTATCTATCACAAAAACTAGGAAAGTGAGGATTTTATATGTTAGCAAATGGCGCTACTTTAGGATATAAAAAGAAATCTGAATCAAGTGGCTCTTTTATTAT